TCTGGTCGAGTTCTTCCGGCTCCGACGTCCCTGTCCAGTTTGCGCCGATCTCGCAGCAGGGCTGGATTGTGGGGCCGTGGCCCGACGCCGCCTACACCATCGAGGTGGTCGGTACGATCCGTCCCGCGCCCCTGTCCGCATCGAATCAGACGACGTTCCTGTCAACCTATTTGCCGGACGTTCTCCTCGCGGCGGCGCTGGTGTTCTCGGCGGGCTACCAGTTGAACTTCTCGGCCGCCGGAGACAATCCGCAGGCTGGAGTGACGTGGGAGACGCACGTCGCCAAACTGCTGGAATCTGCTAAGGTGGAGGAACTCAGGAAGAGTTTCGCGAGCCAAGCGTGGACGTCGAAGGCCCCGGACCCGCTGACGACGCGCACCTGATAATGGGGGATTCCAGTGGCTGGTGAACCGCAAACCGTCAATGCCGGTCTAGTAGTGCCCCTGACCGGAGACCTGTCCGGCACATGGGGGTCGGTGGCGACCAACCCGGACTTCGTGGCGCTCGACGGCTATCTGTGCGGTGTGCAGGCAATCAGCGTCAGCAACGTGCCGGTTACGCTGACGAAGCCGACGCAGACCGATGGCAGCACCTACAATCCGACGCCGGGCCCCGGCCCGACGCAGGCTCAGAACCGGGTGCTGCGCTTCACCGGCGTGTTGACCGCGAACGTGCGCGTGACGCTGCCGTTGCCGGGTGTCTATGAAATCGAGAACCTGACCACGGGCAACTTCGTTCTGTCGTTTCAGGGCGTCACTGCGACCGAGGTGGTGGGCACCCCGCAGGGCGAGATCGTCCATATCTACAACGATGGTGCCAACGTCCGTTTCGTCAGCCTCGCGCGCATGGGAGTGATGGAGCACTGGGTCGGTATTTCGGCGATGCCCGCGTGGGTGACGGCATGCACCAAACAGCCATATCTGCCGTGCGACAACGTTACCACCTACAACTTTTCCGACTATCCGTACTTGGGGGCGAGGCTCGGAGGTACGTTTGGTGGCAACGGGGTCACGACCTTCAAGACGCCGGACATGGGCGGCCGGGTGCCGCTGGCTTACGATTACACGGGCTCCCGCATTACGGCGGCCGGATGCGGCATTAACGGGCAGACCATCGGCGCGTCACAGGATAAGCAGACCAACACGCTGGGAACTACCAATCTTCCTCCGTACACGCCATCTGGTTCGGTTGCGATGACAACGGGTAGCGGTGGCACCAATCCTGTGGCGGTTCCACAGGGACAGACTCCGACCACTCTCGCCAACGGAGCCAACACCAACGTCTACTCGAGTGGGGTCTTCTTCAATCTCATAGCAACATTCACTGGTAGTGCGCAGGGCGGCATGAGCGTTCCTGTGAATAACGTGCAGCCCGCGCAGGTGACGGGCATCTGGGTCATCAAGGCGGCATAGAGAGGGCTTCGCTGTGGCCTTCGCGGGCGTCAAACTTATGCCGGGCATAAATGTTGAAAAAACCCCGCTGCTGCTGGAGGCGGGCTACACCTATTCGCTGATGGTGCGCTGGCGCGATGGTCTCGCGCAGAAGTACGGCGGCTGGCAGAAGTTCTATTCGTTGACGGTCGGCGGCGTGCCGCGCGATTTGCACGCATGGGAAGACCTCAACAAGGTGAACCGGCTGGCGGTGGGCACGACGTCACAGCTTGTCGCCATCGACGCCAGTAACAACCTGACGACCATCACGCCGCAGACCAAGACGTCCGACTTCACGCCCGATTTCTCTACCGTAAGCGGTCAGCCCACCGTCGAGGTGCAAGACCCGAACATCTCGAACGTCACCACCTTCGATTCGGTATTTTTCAATACCCCGATCTCGGTGGCGGGGCTCATCCTGTCGGGGCTGTATCCGATCACGTCTATCACCGGCACCCACAAGTACAAGATCACTGCGCCCACCAACGCGACCGGCACCGTCAATAACGGCGGCGCGGTGCCTGCCTTCACCACGACCAACGCAAGCTCCTCTGTCTCGGTGCTGCTGACGGCGCACGGCCTGTCGGTCGGCAGCACCATCGTATTTCCGATTGCGACCACGGCGCGCGGCGTCACGATACAAGGCCTATACAGCGTCGCCTCGGTCACTGACGCCAACAATTTCGTCATCACGGTGAACACGCAGGCCACCAGCGGCGGCACCTTCTCGATGAATAGCGGCAACGCCGAGATCGTCTATTATCTGGCGCTCGGACCGCAGGCGGCTGGCGTCGGCTACGGGCTTGGCACTTACGGAACGGGCGGCTACGGCACCGGCACCGTGCCGTCCTCGCAGACTGGCACCCCGATCTCCACCGACGACTGGACCCTCGACAACTGGGGCGACATCCTGCTGGCGTGTCCGGACAATGGCGGCATCTACTACTGGCAACCAACCGGCGGTTTCGTGAACGCGAGCCTGATCACATCCGGACCGGCATTCAACGCTGGCATGTTCGTGTCGACGTCGGCGCAAATCGTGGTCGCCTACGGTTCGACGACGGAGGAAGACATCGGCGTCATCCAAGACCCGCTACTTGTGCAGTGGAGCGACAGCGGCAACTTCTTCGATTGGACGCCGACCGATACCAACCTCGCGCGCAACTTCCGCATTCCGCTCGGGTCGCGCGTCGTGGCCGGGATGGCTGTATCGAACCAGAACCTGATCTGGACCGATCTCGATCTTTGGGTGATGAACTTCGTCGGTTTCCCGAACGCATACGGCTTCAACAAGATCGGGGCCGGGGCTGGAGCGTGCAGCAAGCACGCTGTGCAGCAGTTGCGCGGCGGCGTCTACTGGATGGGGGCATCGAACTTCTATCGCTACGCCGGGTCTGGCGTCGAGATGATCCCGTGCCCGGTGTGGGACTTTGTTTTCCAGAACATCAACCCGACCTACCTGCAAAATGTGCGCGCGATGCCGAACACCGGGTTCAACGAAGTGGGTTGGATGTTCCCCTCGATGGCGAGCGTCAACGGCGAAAACGATTGCTTCGTGCTGATGAACATCACGGAACCCGGGCAGCCGTGGAGTATCGGCCCAGCCGGGGCGATGCCGCGCTCGGCGTGGATCGACCAGAACGTGTTCGGTCCTCCGATCTCTGCGGCGGCGTCCGGCGTGATCTACAAGCAGGAGACCGGAAACGACGCGGACGGGCAGCCGATGTCGTGGTCGTTCACGACTGGCTACTTCAAACTGGCCGAGGGTCAGATTTATCCGGTCATCGATCAGGTGCGGCCGGACTTCAAATATGGGGAATACGGCCAAAGCCAGAATGCGCAGATCGCAATGACCTTCAACATTGCGAACTTCGCGGAGGATACGCCGCGCCAGTTCGGTCCCTACAACGTGACAAATTCGACGCAGTACCTGTCGACGCGAATGCGGGGCGCCCTGATGAGTATCACCTGCTCGGGCAATGACCTTGGCTCGTTCTGGCGTCTGGGGTATGTTCGCTTCCGCTACGGTGAAGCAGGACGACGCTGATGGCATCCGCCGACCTCGACACGATCAACTCGACGCAATTGCAGGGCGTTCAGTATCTGGGCCTGATCTATCAGGCCCTGAAGAACGGCATCGTCAATTGGCAACCAGCGCCAGCGTTGGCCACCTCGGCAGGCACCCCGGGCATGATTGCCTATGACGCCACCCATTTTTATGTGTGCGTTCAGACCAATGTCTGGGTCAGAGTGACATTGGCGACCTTTTGATCCACTGCTCGAACATCTCACGAGTAGCGTTCTTGTGAGATGCCTCTCGATGGAATCGCCAGTGACAGTCGTGGCAAAGCGTTATCCCATTGTCTGGGTCGAACCTCCGCTCTGGATGTTTGGCCCAGCCATCCAGATGGTGGGCATGCAATCTTTTCGTTGAGCCGCATGAAACGCATACCCTGTCTCGCGATAGAACGCCTTTTCTCCATTCTTGGGTTTGAGCCCAGAGGCGTTGGCGCTGGTTACTGGCGGTCCCTCCGTCGGTATAATTCCAATGAAGTTCTCCGCGCCGTAGCGCCATCATCTTATCTCTGCAGGACTTCGAACAGGTGTGCTTTTTCCGGTATGGTTTATCAAAAACATCGGTGCCGCATACTTCGCACGAAAACGCTATGCGGCCGGAGTTTTTGTTGTGTGGCTCCCTCCCGATGTTGGCCTTACGCAGGGCTTCAATTACATGCTTAGGTTTTGGTTTGGCGTTCCATGGAGCCTTGCGTCCGGTGACAAGATGCGATGGTCCGAGGCGGTCTATGCCATGATGGCGCATCCAGTTGCGCACGGTTTTGCCGTGCACGCCAAACATCTTGGCGATCTCTTCCGGAGATTTTTTCTCCACGAGGTACCAGCGCTCTAATTCCTCTTTCGAGGTTTTTGGGGTATAGATCACGGCGATAAGGGCTACGGCATTTGAGTGGCCCCTAACGTATGGAAATTCATGCCGCTGATCAAGTCAGCATCTCGTGGAGCCGTGTCGGACAACATCCGCACGGAGATGGCGGCCGGAAAGCCGCAGAAGCAGGCTGTCGCCATCGCGCTCGATGTTGCTCGGCGCAGCAAGCGGAAGGGCTACGCCGAGGGCGGCGCTCCCGATCTGAGCCCAGACGATCAAGCCGCGATGATGCCGGAGACGTTTGTGCCGCCGGGTCTGCGCCAATGGACGGAGCAGGCCGCTCCGAAGGATGTGGCGATCATCAAGGATCAGGCGCGCGGCATCGGCGATTTGGTGCGAGGCCCGAGCGTGCTGTCGCGGCCGAATCCGTACCAGCGCGGCACCGAGGATTACGAAGAGTTCGAGCGTACCAGACAGAAGGGCATAGCTGATTGGTCGCGGGACGCGGCGCTCTCGACCATGGGCACAGGAGCTATCGCGGGCGTTCCCGTGCGCGCCGGTGAGGCCGTTCTGGGATCAGGTCCGGTTCGAGCAAAGGCCCCCGCCGAAGTCGAGCGCGTTCTGGAGGCAGAGCGCAATCTGAGGCCGCAGGAGCCAAAGTTTTCACGAAATCCCACGTCTCGACAGACTGAAGGTCTTCTTGCAAAATCCAAGGAAGGTGAACTCCGAGGCATGATAGACCCTAGCGGGATTCATGTTTGGGATGCATCCGATCTTACGCACGCGGATGCATCTAAGGCGCTTGGCTTGGACTATGACATAGCCAATCGCATGCATCTGACTCGCGCAAAGGACGAGCCGGGGTATAGCGTCCTCGATATGGGGGACGAATGGCGTTCTCCTGAAAAAATTGCGAATAATCCGCATCTCTCGCGATTGCTCAGCAATGAAAAAATTTTGATTGATGTCCCGGGAAGGGGGCGGATCACGGGCCCCGAATTTCTGGACGACCTGAAAGGAAAGACAAATGAACCAGCACACACAGAAAACACTAGCCCCGTGGTTGGCAACAAACCGCCAGAAGCCACCGGAGATGTCTCAGGAGGACTGGGAGGACCAACTGGAAGAGGAGTGGGCTTGGAGGAAGCGCAGGGAGCGGCAGCGCGGTGGGCCGGAGCCCGCAAGCCGGTAGAGGGACTCCCTGTCAAGCCGATGCAGATCGAGGGGCACGGATGGTTCGTCCCCGGTCCCATCGGCAAAATCCATGACGTCGCCGAGGCCTACATGCGGGAGCATCGGCCCGAGATTTCCTATGCGCCACCCGCAGAGTTCCGACCGATTGACCGCGAGCACTCCGAGGCCATCGCGAAGGCTTACGACGAAATGAAGCACACGCCGAACGATCCGGCGACCAAGGCTTCCTACGATGCGATGATCGACGAGACGGCGAAGCAGTATGCGGCGATAAAGAAGACGGGCCTTAAAATCGAGCCAATCCCGCCGGGCATGGAAGACCCATACGCGGCAAATCCCCGTCTGGCGGCGCACGATGTCGCTGAGAACAATCATCTGTGGTTTTTCCCGACCACCGAGGGCTTCGGCACGGTCAACAAGATCACATCGAATCCTCTCCTGCGCAAGATGGGAGAGAAGATCGGCGACCACGAGATGACCGCGAACGATATGTTCCGCGTGGTGCACGACTACTTCGGCCACCTGAAGGAAGGTCATGGCTTCCGCGCCGCCGGTGAGGACAACGCATGGCGCTCGCACTCGGCGATGTACAGCGATCTGGCGCGCCCGGCGATGACGTCGGAAACGCGGGGCATCCCCGGCATCAAGTATCTGGATCAGGGGTCGCGGGCTGGAGGAACCCCGACAGCGATTGAACAGGTCGGAGACAAATGGCGCGTCACATTAAAGGACAAGAATGGCGTCAGTGTTCGACACAAATTTGATACGGAGGACGCCGCTCGGGAGTTCGCTTCGAAGCAAAAAGAGACCCACAACTACGTCGTCTTTGACGACAAGCTAGTGGACATCAAGAAGAAGTATGAAGCCGGAGGAGCCGTGGATCGTGCAATGAAAGCCGCCCGTGCAATCAAGCGCGCGAAGGGCGGCAAGGTCCACGTCGGCCCGATCATGGGCGACACCGGCGGCCGGGCTGACAAGGTGCCGATGCATGTTCCCAATGGCGCATATGTCCTGACTGCGGACCATGTGTCCGGCATGGGCGAAGGCAATACCCACGCCGGAATGAAGAAGCTCGCGGATATTTTTCCCAAGAGCAAGCCGTCCCTGATGCGACAACTTCCGCACGATCAGGCCGTGCCGATCTACGCGGCGGACGGCGAGTTCGTGGTGTCGCCGGATGACATCAGGGATCGCTTCGGCGACCTTGACCACGGCCACCGCTCGCTCGATAAGTGGCAGACTGCCGAACGGAAGAAGTTGATTCACACACTGGCCACGCTTGCGCCGCCCGCACAGGATTGATCCATGTCCAAGCCGGACGTCATCTTCGTCAACACCATGACCGTCTCAGGTTTTCTGAACGGGAACTGCAATTTGAGTTTCACGACGGCGCGCTGGAGCGCCGCGCCCCATCCTGATCCCTCCCAAGATGGCGTGATGATCGTGGTGCCCGACGAATATCCGTCGC